GCACCACCAGACGCTTTTTTCATTGGATGTGCATGTTTCATATCCAATTTTTCGTGATGATGTAACTCTTTCTCAAGCTTTTCAATATGCTTGTGATCAGCAGAACCACCTTTTTTCATGCCTGTCAGTGCTTTACGAACCATCATTGCACGTTGGGCACGAGCATTTGGAGCCATTTGAGCAAGTGCTGGAGCTCCCATTGGAGCCATAGGTGCGCCACCCATAGGTGCTTGTGCTCCCATAGGCATACCACCACCCATAACCTTATGAGCTACTTTACCGCCCTTTTTAAAGTTAGGATTCATTGCTTTCATGCGCTCATGTATAGAAGGCTTTTTAGGTGACTTACCATGCTCAGCATCAAATGCGTGGTGAGCTCCATGCATCATTCCTCCAGCTGCATGGTGCATACCCTTGTGTCCATGCTCTTCCTTGTGGTGTTTAACATGAACTTTTCCACCTTTTTTAAGCTTCAGAGATACTGAAGGCTCATCGGTGTACATTTTTACCATTGGTTTGAATTCAGACATGTTTGTCTCCTATTAGGCTTGAGTTACACCAAGAGCACCAACTCTAGTTGAGTTTGGACCAACAGCAATTGCAGGTACTGCAATCGTCATTACCAACCTTCTAGATCCGTTTGTAGCAGTAGATGCTGGTAGGAATGTACCACGAACATCCCCTGTTGTACTTGTTGCTGGTGAAGTTGTATCAGCAGCTACAAATGTTCCAGCATTATCAGCTAATGCATTGTTCCATCCTGCATGAACAACATAACCTGCATCAATAACACGAACTGGTAATCCTAAGATATCAGTTGTGCCAACAGTCAAAGCAGTTCCAGTACCTGCACTAACAGCAACAGAAGAAATCTGATAGAAAGCTTTTGTTGTGTTAACTGCTGTGGAAATAGAAGAGCTAGTTGTGATTGCTTGTGTCATTACCTGACCATAGTAATCATATCCGCTGATTGTTGCTGTAACAGGTGCTACACCTAATGTGTATGTCAATCCTGTCGGTGTACCCGCTGTGGTTACAACTGCTGCACCTGCCGTTGTGGTCAGAGTGGCTGTAGTTGCTGTTACCGCAGTAAGGATATATATAGTTGGGTTTGAATAACCTGTGATTGATCCTGTTCCACCATAAGTACCTGAAATAGTCAGGTATTGACCTGAAACTAAACCAGTTTGTGATGTGTAAGAAATTTGACCACCTGTACCAGTAATTGCAACTCCTGCTAGAGTTGTTGCAGCTGCTGTGCTAGTAACCACTTGAACTGCACGTGGCACATCAAGTTGAATTACTGTTGTTCCATCATTGCGAACTACTGACTTAGCAGATGTTCCTGCTGTAAGTGTCAATGATCCTGCGGATGCTGGGGTCTGTGAAGCGGCAATATTTGCGGCTTGTAATGTCTGTGGAATCGTATCAAATACATAAGTGCGACCCAATGGACCAACACCTAATGACATAGGAGCTGGATCACCAAGTAGCGCATTGCCTGAAGCATACATCACCACTGCGCTTGATACAGTAGATGATTGAGATAATGTGTATTGATTGTTACCTAAGTTAGCTGTGATGTAAGAGTTTGCTGTCACACCAGAACCAACAATGTACTGACCAACAACTAGTGGATCACCTGAAGCACTAGATGTAACTGTCAATGTTGTTGTTGCAATCGTACCATTGAAAGTTGCGGTAGTTGCGTAATTGCCTGTGCCCATGTATGTAGCACCAGCACCTAAAAATAGATCATCTGAAAATAATGGCATTTTGTCTGCTCCTTGAAAAGTTTGACAATTTGTTTAAAGAAGGGGAGGGATTGTGTCCCACCCCCCATTTGGCTTAGATACCAGGTGTACCGTAAGCGCAACGTGGATCGGTAAATCCAACATCATAACGCTCTGTCGCTTTGTAGCGCATAGAATCAGTCTCAAAATCACCTTCCATAGTCTTCTCAAGACGACGACGCATTAGGAGTTTAAATCCTTCTGGAGCATCTGTCTGAACCCACCATGCTGTAGATGATGTCAAACGTGACAATACTGCCGCACCTTCATCAAGCAAACCAATTGACTTGATTGGGTTGATGTCATTGTTAGCATTACCAGTTCTAAGAACTGATTTCAACAACACTTCAGCTTGGAAAATGTTGCCTGGAGCCACGATCAATTGACGGGGAACCAAACGAATTCTCTTGCCGTTGTTGTCAACTGCTTGACGAATCTGAATCAACATTTGCTCCAATGATGTCTGAGACAATACAGCAGCAGTTGCTAACTGGTTGCTGAATGTACCATTCACAATTGGGTGAGCTGTGTTAATCAAAGATACGCCATCACCACCTGGATAGGAAGAGTTGAACGCTGTGTTAAGCACGTTAGCTGACAACAACTCTTTAGTTTCTACTAAAGATTGTGCCAAGTGACGAGCATAAACTTGTCCAATACGGATGTGGTCGCCATCTTCTACTAGTACTTTAGTCAATGCAAATGCAAGACCATATACTTTGTACAAGTAACGCTTGAGGAACAACACACCACCTTGTTGATAGGTGACGGGCGTACCATCGGGCAACTGGGGAGCTGCACCGAATCCATAAAGAACTGGCTCTTCATGATAGTTACGTGGAATGCCGTCTTCTTCACGGAACACACGGCTCCATTCGTCGGCTCGTTGGTCATAGACTCCATCAAAACACTCGTTAAGAATTGGCTCAACGATTGATCTAAAGTCCGTACTGCGCATAGGGGCTGCCATAGCTTAGTCCTTTCTTAATTATGCAAATGCGGTGAAAGCACCGAACATTTGTGAGTTACTATTCACGACTCTTACGATTGTGTAAGCATCGCCCCATGCATTGTCAACATATGGTGCTAAGTCCACAACACGCATTTGACCTTGAGTTGCATTACCAACTGCTGTACTAGCACCTAAAGTTGCTTGTGACAGACCAGTTGTAGATGAACCAGAGGTTACGTTTGTGAATAGGTACTCATTACCAATTGTAGTTTGTGCCATTGAGCCATCAGCTTGGATTTCATAAACGATGTTGTTGTCGTTGTAGAAATAAGCTACGCAAGTTCCTGCTGTGTAAGCAGTATTTGCGGGCCAGTAGTTTGATACACGTGCTCTTCCAGTTGTATCTGTCCACTGTACACCAGCAAAAGCACCAGACCATGCGGCATTGGTACTGTTAGCAGTGATAGGAACAATTACACCATTAGAAGCAGAGTATGCTACTGGTTGTCCTTTGAGAATTTGGGTTGCATAACCCGATGTGATACCACCAGCTAACGCCTGAGCACGATCCAATCCAGAGGGGTGGAACGCAGGGCGCAAGCCAAATGGAGCATTAGTCGCTGACATAAGATCTCCTTAGTTAGCCCGAAAATACGGGTGTTTTACTTGGTTGCTGTTCAATAGAGCCAATACCATCGCCCTCAACATTTACAAGTGAACGACCATTACTATCTCGTGTACCTTGAAGATTCTCAATCTGTACTCTTATCTTGTCAGCCTCTTCACGAGGTTTATCATGATGTTGATAAGTCATTACTTCTTGATAAATATCCATCGGCAACTTAAACAATAACATCTCATTACAAGAAATATATCCAACATGTTCACCCGACTTAACTCGATACTCCTCGTAGCCTGGTAACTCATCCGATTTAACGGGAACGTAACCCAGCCTAACCCTCTTATCTATTGAGTCGTAACTATTGGTTGTTGAAAGCCAACACAAATGCCATCCATCCATATTTGGTAATTTTGGCAATGCTGATTGCGTCCACTCCTCGCTCCACATACGTTTACGTTCCTGCGTAGAAATGAACTTTTCTTCTGGTGCTCTGCGGTTCGTGTCCTCGTTTGACCGATCATTACGACCACCGTCACCTAAAGATTTTTTGAGTCTAGATTCCATAATGTTTTCCCCTAATTAGTAGCGACCGTTTTGGCGATCAAATTTGATAAATTCTTGAACCATCTTTGCTTTACGCACTGGGTTGTCCCATGCACCAGCATCCTTCATTGCTTTTACCCTGTCAGGGGATATTACAAATTGGGTGCGGTTTGAGCCACCATATGCAGCAGATGCTTCTCTTCCAGAACTTGTCACAACATTCCTAGGTCTTCTGACATTACGAGTTTCTTCGTCATTGTCTCTATTGTAACGATGTGGTAGTTCTTTTTGCAAACGGCTATCAAGTTCATCCCAATAATCAGGATCTTTTGGATCCCAACCTTGTGTAACCATCAGCTCATCTATCTTCTTTGCCACCCTTGTATCAGTGTCATTTGCATCTGGTCTATACCAACTATTGCGCCTCATCCAGTCCGCTGCATTTCTTTGAATTTCAGGGTCAGGAATCTCTACATTTTGTTGAGGTCTTCTAAGCTCTTGATCAACTTGGTTCTTAATCTGAGCCAACTGACGCATCTCATCTTGAGAATTCTGCCAAAGAGTTTGAGCCTCTACCATCGCCTGACCATCATTGTTTGATGTAGCCTCTGATAGTTTCATCTTTGCATACTCTAGACGAACTTGAGCATCCTCAATGTTCTTATCTATTCTCGTAAGCTGCTCAGCCTTGGTGTTTCGCTCCAATTGTCCAAGACGTTTTCTAAACTCTTCATTTTCACGCTGGAGAGCTTGTAGCTTGATGTCTTTCTCTTGATTTGTCTTTCTGACAAGGTCTTTTTTAGCCCTACGTCTATTGCGTTTAGCCTCCCGTAGTTCGTCATCATCGTCTGGGTGGTCTGCATCTTGATCTAAACCCTCCTTTTTTGATGGAACTTCCTTGTTATCAACAACATCTCCATCAGATTGATCATCCAAGAGCATGTTTTCAGGTAAATCTACAGTAGCAGAGCCATCTTGACCCTCAATTACTGCAATTTCATCATTTTTTTCTGTGTTTTCAGCCATTTTTTACTCCTTTATACAAAAGCTTTGAATGAAAGAGGATTAGCCGTTACACGGGCGATAAGTTCATGGTCATTGATTGTCATAAATAACACAGGATCTTCATTTTGTTCATCTGTTGGGTCTTTTATCTCCCATCTGTCCCCACCCCAGCGAGGTACTCGAACAAAATCACCTACATTTGCCCATGATCCTTCGGGCCATGCAGTCATAGAATCTCTATTTTTAAATGCTAATGGACCTACTGATATGACCTTACCAATCATATTGTTCCATTTCTCATTTTCCTTAGTCTCTTCAACTAAGTAAATCATTCCCTTGCGCTTCTTTACACGCCTCAATTGGATGATAATCCTACCTCCGTAGGGTTCCATACCGCATTCAACATTAGGAAACGCCCAAGCTAATTCTTGAGGGTCTGGGGTATCACTAGTAACACTAATAGTTACTATCTTTGGCACATCTGTCATTTGTTTTCCTTCACACCATATCTCAGGTGCATTATTAAGTTCTTTTCAGAACGGGATCAGCCCTATTCAGGCTTGGTTTTTACCCTCTTCATCAGAGAGTATTAGATCAATGAACTCCAATGTTGCTGTTAAGCCTTGGTGCTCACCGACTAATCTTTGATACGACTCCCAATTGATAACCCCCTGTGCTAGAGATTCTTTGAGCTCAGCTTGTCTTATCTTAATTAAATGAATTAACTGTTGGATCATTTCTTCTTAGCTTGAGCTAATCCACCTTGGGGCTTGTTACCGCCCTTTGGTTGTAGACTAGTTCCATCCAACTTCTCGCCTTGTGCTAGACGCTTATGTTGTGGTACGTTTACGCTTTTTTGTTCATTGTTCGTTTGTGCCATTTGGTACTCCTTGTTGTGGCTGGGGGGCAGACTGAGCTTGCGCTACATTCTGTATGGTTTCATGAGTCAGCTTAGCGTTCTCAATTTGGACTTTCGTCTGGTTATCAAGAACATGTTTCTGCATGTCAGAGGAAATCTTAGCTTGAGCAATTTGCATATCAGCTTGATCTTTTTGAGTTTTACGCTGAGTCTCTGCTGTTTGTGTATCTTTGACAACTTGTGCATCTGGTGGTAATTGTTCTGGCTTCTGTCTTTGTTGAGCCATTTGTATGATTTGTTGGAACATCTGTGCAAACTGTCCAAAGACTTGATTGCTATCCAACATTACATGTCCACCAACAGTTGTATAAACCTTGTCTATGGTAGCCGTCAGATGCGGATCTTCATAATTGTCAATAGGTTTGCCTGTAGCGTTCTCTACATAGCCATTTGACCTGTTTAGATACCAAAGGGTCATGTGCTGTTTTAAATGCTCTATGAGGTGATTTAGATAGGCTGGATCGGCAAATGGACTTTGACCAAAGAATGGATTCATTGCAAACTGCAAATGATCTTGAATGTGAGCAATGTGATCTTGTTGCAGGTAAGCATATGCAGGTTGTCCAATCAGCATCGCTGCATTCTCATCCGCACTTGTTCTTTGCTCTGGTGCTGGTGTATCTTTGAGTAACTCATTGATGTTTGGCACTTTCATCTGTTTGAGTAATCTAGCCTCTACTGCACTCAAGTTATACAACTCTGGGTGAGCATCAGCCCTAGCCACAACAGATTGCATCTGAGCCATTCTCTGCGTCTCAGAGAAGATATGTGGATCAGATACAGGCACTACATCCGTATTCTTTTGGAAGTCATCTCGGCTGATTTCTAAGTCCGCAACAACATCTCCACGTTGCATCTCATCAAAGTACCAACGATTCAATCTACAAAGAATCTTGAGTACTCTAGCTTGAGAGTTGTGTAGTCTTGCATGAATAGCTGAGAAAACCACCGCACCTTGCTCAATCAATGCCTGAGTAGTTCCAACAGGCATGTTGGCATTCATGTCAGCAATCTTCTCTTCAGCCGTAGTTACAACCCCTTTAGCGGCATTGTCTAACCATCCAAGTAACTCAAATAATACTTGGCTAGGTGGATTGAATGGCATAGGCATAGCAATCTGCCTAATGTCCTGAACACCTGGAGCTCCCTCAATCTCTACAATTTGGGTAACATCCACTTGCTGGGACTGTCCAGACATCTTTGCACCCTTGAGCTTAAGCATGGTTGCAGCATTGTTGATGTGAGCTGAATCAAGTAAGGCACGTAAAGAACCAGTAAGGGCAGCACTAAGACCCCCAATGAGATGAGGAAGCCCAATAGCATATGCACCCCTCCAAGGTATAAATTTAAACTCTACCACCCAGTCCAACTTAGTCATTGTCTCATCGGCTTCTTCCCAGTTCCGATACAGTCCAATTACTTCATTGTCCAACTTATCTATCATCAGTATGTAAGGGGCATTCTTTCCCTTACTCTGCTTATCATCTTCTAACTCTAAAAATGTATAAATATGGTAAACAGTCCTGAGTCCGTCTTTGTTACCCTCTTGAACTTTACCCTCAATCTTGTTATTGGCTTGAGATACCTTGCCTAATTCTAAGTCCTGTGTAGCATTGATTATTGAGTCATTGCGGTACATTCCTGATCTGACACGCCTATCGTACTCATACTGCGTGATTTCATGGACTTCCGCTGCCCTTTGCGCTGTATAGAAGTTGGTTGCAGCAAACGGTAAGATAACTCGATCAATCGGTAAGAACTCGCAACATGGGCGTTTCTTTTCCTCGTCAAACCACAACTTAAAGTATTGAGATCCACCAAGGGGAAGTTGGGTAAGTAATTGTTCTTGCTCATCTCTGAACTCCTCTATCTGCTCAGTTATCTGCCAGTTTAAAAACTCAGCCTTGCGCTCAGCAGTCGCACCCTTAATATCATCCATCTTGCCAAGTATTTTTGTCTTGACAGGACCATCTGGTGGGAATAACTCTTTAATCGCCCTAGCAGCAAAGTCTACACAACCTTCTGCCATTGCTGGGTGTACAACCTTAGATGCCCCCATAAAAGTAGCACCACCAGGCGCATCATTACCCATTCCAGTACGCTTAATACCCTCTTCATACTGTTTGTCTCTTAACTCTCTAGCCTCTTTGTCATGCTCTAGTAAGTCTAAATAACGCATACAAATATCAGATAAATCTGATGATGCAACAATGTCCACCAAGTTATCATAGAACTCAGGATTGAACTCAGGACCATCTTCTAAAGTAACAATAGCAGAACCATCTGCCTGTTCTTCTGTCTCCATGTCAGGCATGTCCATGACGGCAGAACCGTCTTCTTGTTCTTCAATGTTTAAATCATCTGCCATTATTTAGCCTTTTTACGTTGTGTAAGCTCAAGACGCATGGTGTCCATGTCTTTGTGGAGTTTTACATTGCCTCCTTTTTTATATCCAAGACGTTTTTTCATTTCTTGCTCATATTTACCTATTTGATTAATATATTGCTCATCAATAGGTTCACGCATACCCATCATTTTCATTTGATTAAATGGTACGATCTTTTTACCCATTTTCTTAATAACATCTTTAGCATAAGCATGTGTTCTAGGAAATGCTACTTGGTGAGGCACTATGTATTTAGACTGACCAATCAATTCTGACGGTATGTCATGGGAATATGTTGGGTGTGAAGATATTTCTAATGAACCTTTTGGATTCATCTTTAATATTGCGCTACCCCCTGATCCAGTTTCTATGTTTCTTAGTTCTGGGTGTGATATTGCATGAATTACATCATTGAAATTTTCTTTGCCAGTTGGAACATATTTGTTTGTTGACAAAAGATGTATGAGTTTTTTTCTCATTTTTGCATCTAATTGCCCATGCAATAACACTTCCTCTATATCTTTCATATCAGGAAAAGTCGGTATTGGTTTGTGACCTGCAGTAGTTTTATTACGCATCAAGTCAACAATTTCTTCACGGTTAGGCAACTTATGAGATTGCTGATGTTCCATCAAAGCATCAAGTGTATGTAAAGCATAATCCAAAGATTGGGGAGTCATCTTTACGTATTGACCGTAAACATCTGCACCTTTATTAGCTTTAGATAGTTTCTTAGTTTGATTTAATATTGCACGAGCTGCTGAGATATTCCCTGCCCAAGCACCTTGTGGATTGCCATGAGCTCCGTACTTATATCCACCAAACAATGGTACTGGTGTTTCAAACTGTTTATCACCTATGCCATGTAACTTAACAGATGCTTGTTGATTCTCAAATGGATCTCCAGATCTTGGTAATAAACCACCTAAACTTGGATCGCCAGGTATGCCAACTAATTGTCCACCCTTCATGGTTTCATAGTTAATTGTTGGTCTTTCCATCTCAGAGCCATAATGTCTTATGTCTACTGGAAGTACAGATTCTCTAGCGATCTGTTGTAGTGTTCTTTGATTTGGATTGTCTAACCCTTGCATTTGACGCACGATACGTTCTGCATGAGCCATCATTTCTTTATCAGATATGGGTTTTGCAACAGGGTAATTTATAGGTGGTTTAATCTTTGATCCACCATCTGCCATTCCTCCATCTGCTAAATGTTGTGGTTGCTGAGGTGTTCCTCCTCCCATAGCATTCATTGCCTGTCCTTCAGGGGTAAGACTTAACATGTTACCCATTGGTGGCTGTTGTTGCGGAGCTTGGGTAGGAGGAACTCCTTGCCCTGACTGTCCTTGTGGCTGTGCAGGTTGTGGGGGCTGTGGAGGTTGACCAGGTTGTTGAGGTGTTAACTGCTGACCAGGTTGCTGCGGGTTTTGATCTACACCACCAATAGGCATCCCATTAGGTGTAGCCACCCCACCAGGTGGTACAAAGCCATCAGTATTCTTATTTGTAGGGTTTACATATGCCTTTGGAAACATATTAGGTGCTTCATTAGCTCCCACGTTTTGAATGTCCAATGGATTGAATCTTTGAGACATCTCAAACTTCATCTGTGATAAAGAGGGTTGCATAATTTGTCCTAGTGTTGATCCACCATTAGCCATGTGTAACTCATACTTCATTGTATCTAGATCACCAGTTACATGCACATTGCCACCTTTCTTGTATAGTGGCAGTCCTTCTTTTTTAATGTGCTCAATTAACTCAGGTGTTAAATCCATGTAATGTAATTTTGTGGAATTTAATTCTTTAGCTTTTGCATTTGCTTTTTCTAAATTTGGATGATTTGTTACTAATTGATCATCTTTATCTTCATTAAATACACCAAAACCATTATCATGCATTTGTGCAAAATACTTAGCTTCCTTTTGAACTGGCATGGCATGTAATTGCATCTTTGCGCCATGCTTCTTACCTATGTCATTAAATATGTTGGGGATTCGCTTGTCATACGCAGACTTCATTCCCTCACCACCAACTTTAATGTCTTCACCTCTTAAAACTTTTGATGATCCTTCCCATTCTGATTTGTTTAATTTATCAGCAACTTCTTTACCAACATATTTATCAAGATCTTCAAGTGCAACACCATTTTCATGAATAATAGGATTTCCACTATGATCATAAGCAATCAATTGTTTAGTAGTTGGCATGTAGTTAATTTGTCCTACTTGTTTAGCCAAACTATATCTATCAGCCTGTTCATCTCCTGATGTCAATGCTATTCCATGATAGCCATTATCTACTGCATGTTTTAGTAGTTGCTTAGCTACCATCTCTTCCCAGTTCTTCTTAAATGGTGCATTGGGTACTCTACTACGATTGTTTAAGTTATCTAAAGCATTATGTAAAGCAGACTCTGGAAATAATCCCATAGAAAAAACTTTGCCATTTTCATCTACAACTAAATATTCACGTCTGTTATCTATATATCTTTCTTCTAATTTGTAATTTTTAGGTAATTCAGATAAATTTTGTTTGTAACCTTCATCCCTACCACGTTGATGCCAGTCAGATTGGATCTCCTCAACGTGTAGGATTTTCTTTCCTTCAGGTGTTCTGCGGTCAACTGTTCGAGCACTAGCTAACACATTGGGTTCAGCACCAAAATGTGCATGATTAGCTACAAAAGATTTTTGTCCTTCTGGTTGATACTTATATAGGTGTTCCTGATAGTTATCACCGCCAGGTAATTTGTAATGTTTGTGAAAAGTTTTAGTGTCTAACTCAGGGTGATCCAAGATATATTCCTGAGCATGCCCTAGTGTAGGGAATGGCTCATCAGTTACAGGCTCACCATGTCTGTCTACTACCCAATGTCTATCTCTTCGAAAATCATCAGGATCATAAAGAACAGTATCTAAAGATCCAAACTCATCTTTGATAATCTTTGTATTTATCTTAGGTATTGGCTTAGAGTTCAAGTGAGCATGAAACTCTTCCTTGGTCATCTTAGGCAATCCATGTAAAGCCTCTAATCCTCGATCTTCAACTTCAGCTTTTTTGAATCCTGGTTTTTTACTGAGCTCAGTCATGAACTCAGCACCAGTACCTTTAGTCCTAGGTATGCTCTCAGCGGATTTGTTTAAGGGAGAGTAAAGATTAACTCCAGCCATAGATCCTCCATCAGCCTTGTGTTGTGTACCACGCTTAGCTTTCCATGTCTCAAAAGACTCTAAATCTTTCAATGGAATCTTGCTCGTCTCTTTGTCATATTGGTTTTCTAACTCACCATAACCCTTAATCTTTTGGCGCAACTGACGCAATTGCTCTAATTGCTCTTGAGATAGTGACATACTTCCACCCTGAGCATATGAACCTTCACCACTAAAGTGGGCTAGTCCACCCTTAGATGCTGATAAATGCGGTTCATCTTTTCTAGCAGGATCAAAAGCAGCAAAACGTGAACGAATATGAGACGGATCAAATGTTACTGCGGTTTGCATTTCAGGACGATATACGCCTTTCTCACCACGGTTTTTATAGGCATTGATGGTGTTTATATCGTATTTGGGAATGGCTTCATGTGATGCAGACCTAATAAGAAGAGGCAAAATATTTGGTGCTGTTTTTTCGTTTGCTCGTTTTCTTTCGTCTTCAGCATATCGTGATGCCATTTTAGGGTTTGTGGTTGAAAATACTCCTTCAATGATTTTGGTGCGCTCAGGGTCTAATGACTCAATGTCTGGTGCATCTGTACCATGAAATGTTTCTAGATCAAAACCCATAGCACGAGCTCTGTCCTCTGGGGTGTTGTGCTCGTGTAGTCCCAACGTCTTAATAGCATTTAAACGGGCTTTCTCTAAAGCCTCATCTTGAGGATATTTAAATTTGGGTTTATTCATCGCATCATTATGATATAAATGTATCTAACTAGTCTACTGTGCTACTTTCTGATAATACTTCTTACGCATCCTTATCCAATCCTTCAGCATCTTCATTACTTGCTGTTCCCATATCTCGCTGTACTGTTCACAGCTTATCTCAAAGGTTTCAAGGTGCGTCTCCACTTTAACTCCCTCCCTAACTATTGTCCTAGATATGGGTACATCTCTCAATATTGTTGGCATATTTACTCCTAGTACTTTAGTGTTACGCATCCGATGCGTAAATAGTTAGTATTACATTGCATATGGATTACCCCGTTTTTTAAGATTAAAGATTTCAGCATCACTAATATCCTCTGCTTCTATCTCTTCTCTAGGTGGTGCATCGATGCTTATCCATCCCGCATCTCTCATGTATCTCAGCCCCTGACTAATACAGTCCACAAACTCATCATGGATTGTGCCCTCAGGGAACGAACAGATTTGTGACACCATGCCCTCTGCCCAGTCTCTTACGAATCCTTTCCTAACTCCAGATTCAGGAATCCATACTCGACCAGCTTTGATGATGTTCGCAACAATAGACAATCTCTGAACCTTATCTGCCTTACCTGGGTTGTATGCCATGACAGGTAGGTGAGCTCTTTGTAAGTCTTGGATCAATGATATACCTGCAGACTTGTCTTCCACCAGAATCAAGTCTACGAGCTTTCTATCCTTGCCCTCTCCATATACTGTCTCAAACTCAGCTATCACTTTGGGGCGCAGATCAGGGTACTGTAGATGTTCTTGCCAACAATC